GGCTGACTCAAGAGCGGGCATAGACCACTCAGCAGCTGTCGAAGCTATTGCCGCCATATCAAGGGCGTTATACACGGTTGCACCAACTGAAGCTGCATCTTTGATAGTATTGAAAACCTGGGTCGCAGTGTTACGATTAATGATAGAAGAAACTCCTGGTTCACTGGGAGTTGACACGGGCCCAACCTGATCAACCACATGCTTTGAAAGACTCAGAGCTTGTGAAATCTCAGATTGATTGAAGACAGGGGCACTAGAATTATAAAAACCTCTGCCTGGCACATTTGCATCACTCCTGAGTTGTAATTCAAGATTAGCTACCATTTCAACCTCAAAAGTGGCAGAGGCAGCTAAATCATAACCAAACACAAGAAGCCAGGGCATGCAAGAATTTTGTGCAATGTCATCAATTTGTTGTTGGTTACCAGCATTCACCGTTGTTGATAAATACTGGGCTACCATATCAAAGAGGATTTCATTAGATCCATTGGAGGGATTGGAAGAAGTACCAGAATCCCAACAATCAGCAGGAGTGGTTGAACCGGTGATCAGATTTGGTGACATTTTAGTCCGCCGAAAAGGCTGACTATCTGAAAAGGGAACTGCCACCACTTCAATGCCATCAATCGCGGGCCCAATCTTTGTATAGGGCAACGTTGATAGATCTTGAAAACTCATTGGAAGAAGGGAATTACCAGGTGGTATAAGGGTTGCACCTATTATGCCAGCGGCATCAACAGGTGGACCAGTGTACTTAACACGCATTCCCATACTCACAACTTTAAAAGATGAATATTTATCCTGGAGAGCACTCTCTTGTTTCATACCGTACCAATTTGCATGACGGAATACAATATTATTACCAGTCACTTCATTCCACGAACTGAAACGAGAAAGGTCAGGCCGTAAAATTACGGCAAGACCTCTCCCTAGTGTGAATGCTATCGAACCAATACGCTCAAATTCACGGTGATGAACAACATTTGAAGGTGTTAGTCCATCAGCAACAGCGGGCATACGAACAGCACTGTTCGGAGAAAAAGGGTTAAAAACAGATTTTAAGTAGCTTTTAATTGCTTCTGTTTGTTTGCTCCGGATGGCTGATTTGGAGAGGCCGTTGTTGGTGGGTCGTTTAGACAAACTAGAAGGACTAGTCCTTTTAGAATCAGGGTGACGCACAACGGAATTAGAATAAGTATTGAGGTAATCATCATACCGTTTTCTCTTTTGATCTTTAGTTAAGTGATCTCGGCTAAATTTGGTTTTGTGTTTTTGACAGAATTCTGAATACGTTAACTTTTTATCGCTGACCATGTTAGTGTAAATATTCAGCACCCGTTTTAGAGGTACCAGCTGAATATTCATTGACTAACAAGCTGTTGATAAGAGTTTTGTCACGGTTATAAACCAGGAACACGGCTTCATCAAGTTTATTTCGTTCAAGAAAATTTTCCAAAATTTCCTCAATCTTCAATAAGAGTTGATAAGCCTCTATTTTCCTTTTATTATGGTGTAAGTGGAGAAATTTGATTGTCTGCCAAACACCAAGGAGTCGCTGGGCCCGTTTACCGGTCATATCGATGTCCTTGGGAGCTTTGCTAAGTAGACCAAATGCAGAGCGCGAAGCATCTGGATTATAGTTGTACCAATTGCCAGCAAATCGAAAGTGTTTTTTGCCTAAGAAAACAGAGTCTTCAACGGCAACAAACTCACTCTCACAATTCTTACCCGTAACACGTTTCCAGAGTGTTGGGACAGCACTACACAATCTCATTTGTTGTTCGGTGTGAATGGCTAAAGTGCCGTCATCACCAAGACACAACCAACCAGTGTCTTTTATAAACGAGATAAAATCAACAATGTCTTCAGGATTTTGCTCATTGTAGAGGAAAATCATGATGGCCCAAACTAGAAGTTGGGCAACGCTATTGTTTGTAGTGGTGGCAAACACACCTGATGGATTACCATTGCGAACCAGTATTACTCCACCATCAGGCAAGACATGAATACGGCAACACATGATCTCCTCAACCACTTGGAGAGCTTTGATGTGTGACTCATCAACATTAGCCGTCTTATAGAAGATAGCCTTTATTTGATAAACGAGTCTCATTATAAACTCAGGGAGAGAGCGATCATATTTTTCACCATCCCAGTTGAACATCTTAATAGGTTCTTGTCCATCCTGGAAAAATCTTGACATCAGGCGATTCGAGTCGTACTCAGGGGAGTATCCGAGGGCAAATGGGAGTTTGAAGCAACTATTTTTAATTTCTTTATCAAAAGAGTAATTAATAACAGCAGTTGCAATATG